TGAAATGTATCTAGCAATAATTCAGGTATTGACAGACAGAGCTAAGGAGATCAAAAATGCCAGTCGTGGTAAACGGCGTTAAGCAACTCCAGAAGGCTATGAAAGATGTAGACAAAGACCTCAATAGAGAGATGTCTAAAAACGTCAAGCGAGCTATGTTAATTGTGCGTGATCGAGCACGTGGTTATCTGCCACAGCAAAACGAAGTTTTGAGCGGTTGGGGTAAAGGCACTGCATCAATAGATACGATTAAAGATCCTAAAAAATTATTTCCACCATACGATTATGCTTTAGCAATAGGTGGCGTGGCCTATTCAGCAGGTCAAAACAAACGCAATAACAGTGGCTATAGAGCTGCATTTTATGTTTACAATAATTCTAGATCAGGCGCAATCTTTGAAACTGCTGGGCGCTTGAATAAACCCAGGGGCAATAAATCATTAAACCCTAATGCACCAGCTGAATTTAACTCTGCAGCTGAGATGCTTAGCAGTATGAAAGGGCAAGGCAAACAGCGAGGCCGTGTTATTTTCCGTGCTTGGGATGAGACTAAAAACAAAGTTATTCCAGCTGTGGTTGAGGCTATTGACACAGTAGCAGTTAAGTTTAAAAAAGATACAGAGCTTAGGAAGGCTGCATAGTGCCTAATTTAATTGTCAGTGCAGTCAGCACCTTTGATAACAAAGGATTAAAAAAAGGCCAGAAGGAAATTAGTGCATTTGATAAAAGAGTTAAAAGTCTGAGCAAAACTTTTGCAAGTGTATTTGCTGTCGGTGCAATAACCAATTTTAGTAAAAATGCAATTAAGGCTTTTGCCGCAGACGAAGCAGCTGCAAAAGCGCTTGAAATACAGTTGAATAACACTGGCTATGCTTTTTCAGCACCAGGGGTTGAATTATACATAGCCAATTTACAGAAGGCTACTGGTGTATTAGATGACGAATTAAGACCAGCATTACAAACAATACTTACAGCTAGCGGCTCATTGACCCAAAGCCAAAAGGCTCTAGGTATTGCGCTAGATATAGCAGCTGGTACAGGTAAAAGCGTTGTAGAAGTTAGTGCCGCTATTGCCAAAGGTTACGCTGGGCAAACCACTGCTTTATCTAGATTAGGTGCTGGAATTAGTAAAACCACGTTAGCCAGTGGAGATATGAATAAAATTTTAGATGAGGCTTCTAATAAGTTTTCAGGTCAATCTTTGGCAAGATTAGATACATACGCAGGTAAAATGGATGTGTTAAAAACTTCCGCTGCCAATGCCAGTGAAACTATAGGTAAAGGTTTACTAGATTCTTTAAGTATGATTGGCAAAGATCAAAATATAGCTTCACTTGGTACGGCTATGGAAAAAGTGGCTACAACTATTGCAAACGTAGTAATTGGTTTGAGTTCTATATTAGGCCGAATTATCAGTATTGGTTCAGCCATATTCTCTAAATTAAAACTAGATAAAGTTATTGCGTTTGTATACAACAATTCTTTAATAGCCAAGTTAGCATCTTTTGGTGCTAGCGAAGCAACGAAACCTAAATCTAATTTTAGTTATAGTTTAGGATCTAGCGCTGGCGCTGATATTGCTAGGGCTACCGAAAATAAAAGAATTAAAGACGCTAATAAGTTGCGAGCAGCAGAAAACGCTGCGTTAAAAGCAAAAACAGAGCTAGACAAATTAAAAGATAAATTTGATGTAGAGCGCATAGGATTAACTTTGGCGCTTAACCAAGCAACCGATGAAGAAACAAAATTACGCCTCAAAGCACAACTAGCAATCCTTGACAATAATGAAGCGCTAGCCAAAAAATTAAATATAGAACTAGATGCAGCAGCTAAAGCAAAGGCACTAGCTGATGCACTAGCTAAAGCAGCATTAGCAGTTGATGCGTTTTCTAGTTATGCTATGGGAGCAGTGCAGCGTGGCGAGTACGCAGACGCTTACAAGAACATTAGCAACGTGCCTACCCAGAGCGTTGGCGGTGCTATGCAATTACCAAGCTCTGCAAGTTTTGCTATGGGCGGTGTATCACGTGGCGAGTACGCACCAGTAACTGTAAACGTGGCTGGATCAGTATTGACCGAGCAAGATTTAACTAACACAATTAACGAGACTTTATTAAGAATTAACAAAATGGGCCGTGGCACCACACCTGCAGGCGGTTTATCTGGCGGCACCTAATGGCTGTACCAACAATCAATGCAGTAATTAACTTCTCTACTGGGCCTAGTTTTGCTCAGGCAATGATCTTAGGAACTGGCATACTAGACACAAACATACTAGGAGATTCTGCAGCTCTTATTGTTGATGTATCAGATCAAATTAACTACATACAAACTAGCCGAGGCCGTAATGCTTTAGTAGATCAATTCCAAACAGGCCAATTAACTTTACGCATAGTAGATCAAAATGGAGATTTTAACCCGACCAATGCCTTGGGGCCATACTATGAACTTCTCACTCCAATGAAGAAGGTACAAATTTCAGCCACTTATGGCGCTACTACTTATTCACTATTTTCTGGCTTTATTACAAGCTACGTAAACACTCAGCCTAAAGATGCAACAGAGGTTGCCTATACAACTATACAAGCTGTAGATGCTTTTAGACTTGCTCAGAACGCTCAGGTATCCACAGTTACAGGCGCTAGCGCTGGCAACTTATCAGGCACAAGAATTAACCAAATATTAGATCAAATTGACTGGCCAGCAACCATGCGTGATGTTGATGCTGGACTTACAACATTACAAATAGATCCTGGCACACCACGTACTTCTCTAGGTGCAATGCAGACTGTGGCCGACAGTGAATATGGGGCGCTATATGTAAACACCGATGGCGAGTTTGTATTCCAAGATAGAGCTGTAACTGCAGGATCAATCGGTGGCACAGTAACCACTTTTAATGACAATGGCACAGGTATTGCTTACGCCAATGCTATGTGGAAACTAGACGATAACTTGATCTTCAATTCAGCCCAGGTAAGCCGCACAGGTGGATCACCACAGACAGCCATCAACCAGGCATCTATTGACAAATACTTCATCCACTCATATAACCTACAAGACCTGCTCATGCAGACCGATGCTGTAGCTCTAGATTATGCGCGGGCTTATGTCGCTAGCCGTGCCGAAACACAGGTCAGATGCGATGGCATTGAATTGGACTTATACACAGCAAATTACAACACAGGCATTATTGCAGCCTTAGAGTTAGACTTCTTTGACCCAATCAGGATCGTCACTACCCAGCCAGGCGGATCTACCCTGGACAACACTTTGCAGATATTTGGCGTGGCTACAACGATTACACCAAACAGCTTTAGGGTCTTTTTTACGACTTTAGAACCCGTAATCGATGCTCTAATTTTAGACAATACAACAGGATATGGCACTTTAGACTATAATGTGCTCAGTTACTAAGGAGAAATAATGGCCGCTGGATTAGGATTTAAGGACTTTGTTACAGGCGAGGTATTAACCGCTGCCGATGTAGATGGCTACTTAATGCAAGGTGTCTGGGTTTTTGCCAGTGCCGCTGCTAGAGATGCAGCTGTAACATCACCGCAAGAAGGTAATTTTGCATATCTTAAAGATACAAACGTAACCACTTATTACACAGGTAGTGCTTGGGCAAACCTAGATACAACAGGTATGACAAATCCAATGACGACTACAGGCGACACAATTTATTCTTCAAGCGGATCAACTCCAGCTAGATTAGGTATTGGATCAACTGGCAATGTTTTAACTGTTGCTGGTGGCGTGCCAACTTGGGCTGCACCTGCGGGTGGTGCATCATACGCAGTTTTTAGAGATGAAAAAACTTCTGGAACTGATGGTGGTACATTTACATCGGGTGCATTTAGAACAAGAGATTTAAATGCAACTCAATACAATGGCATAACAAGCGCATCATTAGCATCCAATCAAATTTCTTTACCTGCTGGCACTTATTTAATAGAAGCAGAAGCACCAGCAAATAGAGTAGATCAACATCAATTAAGAGTGCAAAATATAACTGATTCTACAACAAGTATATTAGGACAAAACATTTGGTGCTATAGTACAAATTTAGTAAGCAATATGGCTAGAGTTTCTGGTGTTTTTACAATCGCGGGAACTAAAACTTTTGAATTACAACACAGATGCGCCACCACTAGAGCAGGAGATGGTTTTGGTTTAGGTGCAGGTTTCGGAACAGAAGTTTATGCAAGCATTACAATATCAAAGGTGGCTTAATATGATTGATGTAGCATTAGGAATAGAAGCACTATTACCAGCAGCAGAATATTTTGGCAGCACTACCGCAAACGTTAAAGAATGTTTTGATGATTTGAATTGGTTAGATGCAAGACAAAAACCTACTTGGGCTGCGGTCCAGGCTGCTTACAATGCTTTGCCTGATGAAGTAAAAAATCCACCAAAGCCGTAACACAATATTAGGAAATAGTGAAACCTAAATTATGTGCAGCTGGTGTGCAGTTAAGAGATCAAGTTGATACGTGGTTTCCAGATAGGCGTACTGCCAGTGATGGGTGGGTGGGCGATAGCCGTCATGCCGCCAGAAAATCCTCAGATCATAATCCAGACAAGTTTGGGTATGTCAGAGCAATTGATGTTGATTCTGGGTTGGAGTCATCCGACAGCCTCGCACCTTATCTGGCTGACCAGATCAGAATCGCAGCCAAACAAGATCCACGCATATCATACGTCATCTATAACAGGAGAATATGCTCGAAGATATTAAATTGGAAGTGGCGTAAGTACAAAGGCATTAACCCGCACAAGCGACATATACATATCAGCTTTACAACACTAGGCGATCTAAATGGCACGCCATTCGATATACCACTAATAGGGGGCAAAATATGAAGATCAGCAAGAAGCAAAAAACAATACTAAAATCATACTTTAGAGGTGTGCTTGTATCTTTACTAACATTTTTAGCAAGTAATGAATTGGGATTAGATCCTGCAGTGTCTGTAATTGTTGCAGCGCTAGCAGGTCCAGCAGCTAGGGCTCTAGATAAATCCGACAGTGCTTATGGCATCGGTGCTAATGAAGCATGACACCTACAGAATGGGCTGGCTTTGGCGCTGGCGTTATGGCCGTGCTATCAGGCGGGCTAGTCGGATTACGTTTTCTAGTTAGAGGCTGGCTTAATGAGTTGCGCCCCAATTCTGGCAGCTCGATGAAAGACGCTGTTGATCGAATTGATGCAAGAAGTTTAAAACTAGAACAGCGTGTCGATGATCTCTTTGTTTTAATTAGTAAGCGATAATTTTAATATGGCTACTAAACGCAAACCTAAGAAGAAGATTGCACGTAGACGCAGGACTACTAAAGAACCTGTACTTACAAAGTTAGACTTCTGGGCAATAGCAGCTAATGAGGTCTATATGGCCTGCCGTAAATCTGGAATGGATGAAGGCACAGCTCTAGCGTTTGCGATGGATAGGTCAAGTTATCCAGACTGGATCATAGATACTAAAGATCCCATGACAAACCCACTTGATGACTTTGAAGAGGATGAAGATTAAGCCATCCAGATACCTAGTTATCTCAGATTTGCAGGTGCCTTATCACCACGAAGCAGCTGTAAAAAATGTTATTAAGTTGGCAAGGCGAGAGACGTTTGATTCAGTATTGGTGGTTGGAGATGAAATTGATTTTCAGAGTATTAGTAAATGGAGTGAGCAGACACCTTTGGCTTACTCAGAAGACTTACATGCAGATCGTGAGCTGTGTAAGCAGATACTCTGGGATCTCGGTGAGTACAGTCCAGAGATGCACGTTATCCGCAGTAATCATACTGATCGCTTATATAACACTTTATTAAAAGTACCTGGCTTAATCAATCTGCCTGAATTGCAATACCCAGCCTTTATGGGATTTGCTGAAATGGGTATTACCTACCATAAAACGGCCTATGAGTTTTACCCTGGGTGGGTTTTGTGTCATGGAGATGAGGGCAGCATGAGCCAGCATGCGGGCGTTACTTCATTAAATTTAGCCAAAAAATTTGGGAAATCAGTTTTGGCGGGGCATAGCCACAGGCTTGGCATGAGTGCCTATTCAGAGGGCATTAACGGCCATTCTAGGACCCTTTATGGCGTTGAGGTAGGTAATCTTATGGATCGCAAAAAAGCCTCTTATATCCGCTATGGAAGCGCTAATTGGCAGATGGGCTTTGCTATACTAGAAGCTGTTGGAAAGACCCTGACACCGACCCTGGTGCCAGTTAATAAGGATGGCTCATTCACAGCACTGGGCAGGTATTACGGGTAACATCGTTACCTAATCGTTATACAAATACGCCCCAAAATCATCCACAAAGTCATACACAGGTGCAACACTATTGCTATGCCACGAAGAGCAGTAGTGGTATAGACGGGCTACAAATGAAAATACAGATTGATTTAAAAGCAACTGATTTTGAACAGCTGTGGATCAACTCAATGGAATGGAAAGGCCAAGACTGGGAAAAGCAGTTAGAACGTTTTGAGCCTACACCATTGTTTAGTTGGCAATATGCCTATTGGTTTGATAATTACGCTGCTTTAAAATTAGCAGAGGGTTTTATCAATACATTAGGTAAGAACTATTCTGTACATAGCGATGAAGGCACAGGCGATTGGGTTTTGCTTACTAATTACGCTAGTCCATGCCACCTACGCAAAACTTTGGTGAACGCATGAATCCAATAGAAGAATTGAAGAATTTAGGTTATCTGTGGATGTATGCAATAGTGGCTATTACAGCTGTTGCTTGGATTATCTACGAAATTAAAGACACTGCATTTCAGAATGGTTACTGGAAAGGCCGTGCGCAGGGTTGGGAATCACATCGCAGGTTAATGAACACTAAGACAAAGTCAGATGAGGTGTTTGACTATGACAAGCAGAACTGAGTTTTTGGATGAGATCGCAACAATCCTTACAACCAGAGGATCGGTTTACGGAAGCAGTCAAAGCAATCACGAGCGAATCTCAGAATTGTGGTCAGCTTATTATGGAGATTACATATCGCCAATGCAGGTCAGTATCATGCAACTGCTCGTTAAAGTCAGCAGACTTGCCGAAACTGCAAATCACCAAGATAGTGTTAAAGACATCATTGGTTACGCAGTCATCTATAAAGAACTGTACGACCATTACGACAAAGAGTTTGGAGTAGCTGATGGCATTTAATCTAGATGATTACACCACAGTACAAGAACGATCTAATCTGTTTTGGGAAAGGTATAAAAATGGAGCAATACGAACAAAGATTATCTCGGAGTCAGACACTAGAGTCATTATGGTATGTGAACTATTTAGGGATTCAGCTGACGAAAAACCATTCGCAACAGGTCATGCGAAAGAGGTCATATCAGATCGTGGGGTCAATCGTGATTTTGCGCTTGAAAATTGTGAGACTTCGTGCCGAGGGACTGCTTTTAAAGCAGCTAATATCGGTACTGAAAAGAATGGACCAAGTAGAGAAGAGATGGTTAGGGTTGTAAAGACTCAAACTAATTATTCGCCAGCAGGGTCTAAGGCCAGAGCTGTAGAGGATGTGCTACGTGCATCATTCGCAGAAGATAAGCCAACTGTATGGAGTGTTGGAGATGCAATAGAAGCCATGCCAGTTAATCCGAAAGTACAAGAATGTAAACATGGCAGCATGATTCTTAAAGAAGGTGTTTCAAAGACTGGCCGAGATTTTTATGGCTACGTGTGCAGTGCTGCAAAGCCTGACCAATGTGAAGCGAAGTGGGCTAAAAAAACAGCCGCTGGATTTTGGTTCTTTGCTAGCGACAATGAAGGAGGTGAGTAAATGGGATATGTAGAGATCCTTAGAGGCGGACCTTACCTGGAGCGCATAGAGAACGACCAGGTAAAGTTTGTGCCGTCTACCGATGTTTGTGTAGCTTGTAATGATGACAGGCTTATAACTTCAGGTAATTTCTTAGTTTGTACTCAGTGCCACTGTAGGCAATAAGGATATTACCATGATGCACCCACAATTTAAATGCAATGGCTGTAAACGCAAGACTGAGTTTCTATGGCTCGATCAGTTGGATATGCCTGAAGGATTCAAGGCTTATCAGTGTATGGATTGTGGATGTGTCGGTGTTAAGAATATAGCCGAAGCTTTGCATATACCAGACTCGGATATATGTAGATGCGATAAGTGTGGTGGGTGGATGTTTAAAGCCGTGGACTGCCACACTTGTCAATTGATTGGAGCAAAGTAATGCCAACATATGAATATAGCTGTAATGAATGCGGCACCTATGGATCAGTACATAAATCTTATGATGATGAGGTGGGGCCTATGTCTTGCCCTAAATGTAATTTGCAAATGATCAGGCTATATAGCGCACCTGGTCTCATATTTAAAGGTGGCGGGTGGGGTGGCCAAAAATGAGTTTATGCAGCTGTGGCAATAAATTAACCTCTAAAGGTAGAGACCATCGAGGCATCAAGCGTTATCGTAGAATGTGCCATCAATGCAGGACCAAAAAATATGCAATGCATAAAAAGAATTATTGTGAAATATGTGGATTTATTCCAAAATGGCTTGGTCAATTAGATGTAGACCATATTGATGGAAATAATAAAAACAATGATAAAGAAAACTTGCAAACATTATGCGCTAATTGCCACCGATTAAAAACCTATGAAAATAAAGATTTTATGAAATATTTACAAGTAAACCACGTGTTGCACTGGACTTTGTTTGATGAGGTTAAACAATGAGCGAATCTACAGATATAAATTGGGCTTACCAAAACAAGCTGCGTGAGCAGTGGCTCCTAAATAATCCAGATGCACAATACATAGGTTGGATGTCAATTTAATGGCTGGCTGGGATGAGACTTGGATAGATACAGATGATCTACGCATAGTGTGTTGCAGATCACATCTCACATATTGAGACGATAATCTAGATTAAGCGTAAGGAGATTTGCATGGTTAATGTAGGCTCTAGTGTAGCAGTGGCTCACAAAGCC